GCTGCAAGCGCCATGTGTATATCAGATGCCGCAATGTCGAGGTATCCGTTGATTTGCGCAAGAAGCGCCACATCTTCAACACTACCCTGACAAAGAAGATCAATATAGTCTTCAGCGTTAGCAAATCGACCAGTGCAGTTACTCATCACTTCCTCTTAGGCATAAACTCTTCTGTCTTTGCGTAAATCAGCTTGGCTGTTTCTTTCGTGTGTTCGTCTTTCGGAACAGCCTTAACAACCTCGATCAACTCGCTTATGCTCTCTGCCTTGCTAATTTTATCTGATTGGTTAATTTTTACTTCTTTTTTATTCATAGCTCACTCCTATCCCATAGGCACATTCGTGGCAACAGTTATGCCGTTGTCGCCAACAAGACCAGACGTGATGTCGCAACTCTTGTTTCCAACCCACATATCAGCAAGGTTTCCAAAGTAGGCGGTATCATAATCGCCCTCAAAAATGTTTTGGCTGACAATATTGTTGTCCCCAGCAGAGGTATCCACGCTCTTGGTCGCGGTATAACTATAGCCAACCTGCTGAACAACGTTATTAAGGATAAAACACTCGTATCCCAAAGAAACAATGTTGTTGTCATTGTCCATAAAGGCATTATTTAGCACGAAAATCCCTTGGGCGTCCTCAAGTATCCAGATTGCATAGGATGTATTTATAGCATTGTGGAATAAGGAAAACCAGTTGTTGACAATCCAAATGTTTTCAGCATCCTCTTCGACTACGATGCCATCAAAAGCGCTTGTACCGCCGTCGAAGTAGTTGTCCGAGATGATATGACCGCTTCCGTAGAGATACACAAGGTCATGGTCGTCATCTGCCCCAAAAAACCTGAAGCCAGAAATTTTCCAATTGCTGGCAAGCAAAACAATACAGTTATCGTTTCCTGCCGATGGCGTCCAGAGAGGTGAATAACGCCCAACCCCAGCACCAATTAGGTTGACATTTGAAGCCCAAGGCAAAACAATAACACTTTCTCCGTCTGGGTTGATTGAGCGTACAATAACGGTATCAAAATCCTCGGCGTTTAATACGCCCTGCTGAATGGTCTTCAGTGGATGATCTGGGTCAACGCCAGTGTTGTCATCGTTTGCAAGAGCATGATCAAAATCAACGTAGTATACATTCCCCTGAGCCTGCGAGCGCATTCCAAGAGGAATTTCTGTCTCTCTTACACCCCAGACCATCGGGTAAAACTCATCTTTTCTTAAGAGCGGTAAATCCATTTTTCCTCCTTATGCGGCTGGCGATGCAATACTGAAACCGTTGTCACCAACCTCTGCCTCAGCAACATCACTACAGATGTTTCCGCACCACATATCGGCAACCCCAGCAATAAATCCGCCAGCATTTGAGTAGTCGCCCTCAAGAACATTCTCGGAAACGATGTTGTCGTCCCCAGGATTGCCAGGAAGGGTTGTTCTAATATTGACGGTTGCAATCGCGTCTACGCCATTTGTCTGCACAACGTTTCCAGTAATCCGAGAACCGTTGCAAACCAAGTCAATGTTGTTGTCGTTATTAAATAGAATGTTCCCGACAACATGATTGCAATATGGTACAGCCAGTGGTGTCGTGGTTGTGATGATAGCTGTTGCAGTTCCGAGTCCATCCGAGAGACCATGAAACGTGTTATCTATGATCCAAACATCATAGCATCCGTGTGTTTCTATTCCGTACATATCATCCTCCTAATCTTCCCCACCCTTTGGAGCGACAAAGCTGGTTGTAAAATTGCATCCCTCAATGATGGTTCTGATGGCGATGTCATTCGCGTTTGTGTCTGTATGCCTGAGAACAATTCCAGAACTCAGGGCTGGAACATCAAAGTTAAACCCACTAACACGCCAACCGACAGCACGCAGATCGAGACACGGAAGGATTTCGCTCTCTGAAGCCCAAACAATGGAATAGCGCGTGTTGCCAGCGCCAACAAGGTTGACATAGTTTCCACCAGTTGCATAATCAAGCGTAACCACACTCTCGCCGTCTGGATTGATCGAGCTTACAATAATCCACCCATAGTCACCAACCTTGTCAACGGCTGCCTGAATGGTTTTTAGCGGATGCTCTGGATCAGTTCCATCGTGTGTATCGTTCGCTCTCGGATGATCGTAATCCACAAAGTAAACGGTAACAGATGGCACAGCACGTACACCCTTTGGGTTATCAGCACCCTCAACGCCCCAAACCCCAGGATGAATCGCTTTTGTTTTCAAAAGCGGTATATTCATATAGGCTACCTCCTATTTATTCTCCCTTTTCCAAGGCCTCTTTTTGCTAATTACCTCAGCCTTAGTGTTATAAGCCGCAAGAAAGGCTTCGGCTGCCTCGTATTTGTCATACGGGAATTTCGACTGCGAGCCATTCTTTTCCCAATCTTCCTTAATCATCTGAGCTTTTTTGGCGTCCATATGATAGGCAAGCCCCAATAGCGCCTCAAGTTCTTCTGATTTAGGAAGAATGGGTTTCTGAATAAATTTGTCTTTTGTTGTCATAATATATGCTCCCTTTTATATTTTATGGTGTAGTGCCAGACGAGTAGTAAATACCCTGGTAATCCGTAACGCCAGCGTAGGTCGCATCGTCCCAACCACCGATGTAATCAACAACTTTCCATTCGGCATCACCGTGATCAAAGTTGCCCATTCCGTAGAATGCAGGAACTCGACCGATGGATGCTTCAATGTCTGAGCGTTTCTTCACAACGAACGGTGCTGGTGCAGCCTGCAGGCGCACAACAGAAACAGCAGGAATGTTGCTGGCAAACAGATACCATGGAATATTCGGGGCGACAAAGCCAATATAGGGATCAACCCGATAGCCACGGATATATTTGTTAACTACATTTGCGTCATTGGTCGCGACACCAGGAGCAAGCTGACTGGTGAAAATGGTTTCCGCCTGCGGTGCAAGCACTGGGGGGATAACCAGAGTCAAACCTTCAACCGCCAAAGGATTACCAGCAGCATCAGTTCGTGAAGCCATTGCCGCGATACCAATCATCAGGTTCGCGTGAGTCAGGCGACCCGTGCCAGCGTAGTTAGCGCCAAGCGCAACCAGCGCAGCCTGCGATGTAGCGTTATCGAACAGGGCAGAAACAAATCCGTCCTCGAATCGGCGTGCAGCATCGAACATCAGCATAGGCGATTCCATGATTGCGCCAAGATCGTCGTTCAGGATCGCTTCGATGGAGACGTCAAACTGACGAGTAAACTCCTCAACGCCCATCTCAATGTAGGTAACTTCCATACCGTCAGCAGTTGCCTCGCCCTTTTCGTTTCGGCGATAGAGCGTACCGAATGGGGTTCGGCGGAATAGCTTCTTGTCACGGGTATCATTCACCATTTCGATTTTGGTGTAATCCATCCAGGACGACCGCTGATATTCGTATTGCTCAAGCAGCCTTCGCTGTAGAGCGTCTGCGAAATACGCGGAGAAGTTCGCTGTCGTCATAATTTCTGCAAACTTTTGTGGCGACAGATGTTTATGTTCCTTGTATACTGTTTCGATTGCGTTTTTGCGGACATCGTATTCTTGCGGTGTGACATAGCCAGCTTTGGCGTCAATCTCCGCAAGACTTAAGATAGCCTTACGCATACTAAAATTCTTTTCCATAATTGTTTATCCTCCTAATCTTACAGCGATAACAGTGAAGCAATACCGAGTTGCATAACACCGATCTCTTCAGTTGACCCAGCAATAGCAGAACCAACGGCAGCACACGGGTCTTCGGAATATTCCTTGACACGCATACCATAGATCGGGTTTGCTGCGCCAGTGGAATCGAGTGGCGACGTTGAAAGATGAACGCCTGCTGGCATAGTTGCGGAGCGGTCATAATAAATGGTGTCGCCCTCTGCAATAGTTCCCCATGTGGCTTCTGCAGCCTGATCATAGGTGAGCACATTGCGAACAAGATGCCTGTAAACCATATTCGGACTGAAATCAATTTCAGCCTCAAGTTCATCCTCACTGAGAGCGAGAATCACACCAGTCGCCTGAATACCATCGGTATCAGACAAAACTGCGCACGGATTCGTCGGCAGCCCTGCTGGATACTCAAGACGAGTGCGGGTTACAGGCCAATGTTCCCCACCCCCCTCGCTTGAAATTTCATAATAATTTCGAATTGTATCAACCATGTTCTACCTCCTAATATGATAGACTTTCTTTTACAGCTTGATTTTTGAGTTCCTCAACTTCCTGTTCGGTAAGTTTTTTGGGTTTAGCTTGCGCCCCGTCAAGACCAAATGGTTTGCCAGCTTCCGTTACAGCGTCCAAATATTCACACTCAAGCTTAATCGCTTCCATGACCTCTTCTTCGCTTGCGTATTTATTCCTCGCAAGCCTCTTTTGAGAGATGTCGGTCAATTTTGATTCTGCAAGAATATCTGTGACGCGACCTTGTGAAAGCATTTCCTGTTCTTTTTCGTGGATTTCAACAGGTTCGCTTTCCTTTTTTTCCTGAATATCTTCAGACTTCTCCTCGATAACTTCTTCGACCTCTTTTGTCTCAGTTAACTCGACAGATTTTTCTGTTTCTTGTTCAAGAATTTCTACGCCTTCTTTCATAGACTCCTCCGTTTCAATTTCGGCATTCTCCAAAAGGGTTAATGCCATTCCGCCAGCGCCTGCGCGTCTGACCCAATCAACATCGCCAGCTTGCTTAATCTCGACAACTTTTTTGCCTTTTCTTCCATTTAATTCAAAACCATCTTCCGCCACGCCAGAAGCCATGATTGAACATTGAAGATCGCCCAACAAACCAGCCTTACTAATAGACCTAACCTTGTCGGCAAAAACGGGGTCGATAACAGCAACCTCTGCAATCGGCGCTCCCGTCTCCGTAAATCCGACAATATTCGTAATATTTGAAACCCAACTACCAACAGATTTTCCGTCTTCTCGGTGATCTACTGGGAACATCTTTGCCCCAATAAATTTGTAGGCATCCCGTTGAAGCATTTCCTTCGGGTAATAGTTGTTGTCCTTCTGGTTGCCCCAACCTGGCTCTATCAACTTGATGTGCATCTTTAGGAGAGCACTATCTCGTCTTTCAGCCTCTTGAATAAGGATAACACCATCTGTGCTCTCTGAAAACTTTTCGAGCACATCGGTCTCCTCAATTGGTTTACTGTCGATTATTTTTGTCATTTTTTCGATATAATCATTAGACAAAGATTTTACAAACTCTATAATATTATCACCGTTAATCACTATATTGTCAAGCAATTGCTTGTAGATTTCTGTCAAGCCGATAACCTCGTCGGATGATTTTTCTTTTTTTGTATAATCTTTGTACTGCTCAAAACTGTAAATATCGCTTGGAATGTATTCTTTTTCGTTTGGCAATTCCATACCCTCCGATTTGTATAATGCTTTTAATTTTGCGAGTGCTTTTTGTTTGTCAGGGCCTTCGTATTTATTACCGCGATAACCACCATGTAACGCAGCCCAAGCAGCACCCATCAGGCGATGATTGACTGCGCCGTTGTCTTTGACTGGCAAGTGCCATGTGGACGGTTTGTCTGAGTCGCCGACAACAAGATAGTCCCCAGCAACCCTCTCAATGGTCATAACGGTTAGGTTTCCAGTTGAAAGGTTATCAAATCCGCTTCCAGCAGAATTTCCGTGTACCTCCATTATATAGCTTTCTCCGTCACCCTTGAAAAACATTTCGCACCTCCTATGTTACCGTAAGCGTAACAGCATTCTGAATATAGAATGCGCCTTCAGCCAAAACCGTGTTGTCACGCTTGATGTCATATCTGTATTTTGTGCCAGCAGACAATTTTGCGGTTTCTTCTGCGTCAAGCGCGATTGTCAGATGCCCTGCAACAGCGTCTGTAATCGTGATGCTTCCATTCAATGGATTTAACGCAGTACCACCGTTGATATAAATAAGCCCACTCCCAGCCTCTATTTGAATTGTTGATTTGCTGTCAACGGTCGAGTTAAGATCAACCTGTGGCTTAACAGTGAAGTAAAGTTTTGTAAACACCGTCAGATCGCCGAGATAAATAAAGGACGCCGTAAAGTCTGCGGATTTTCTGCAAATTAAATCATCATTATTCATGCAGCGATTTTGCATAACCGATGGGCTGGTTGAAAGCAGGTTTAGGATTGTCGTGTTGTCCAAATTGATGTCTGACAACTCCACGATTCCAGAGCCATCCCAGTTTATTGTATAAAAATCAACAGGAGTATCTGTAATTGCTGGCAAACCACCAGCTTGATCATATGAAATGGCAAAATAAGCACCAGCGCCCATTGCTGGCATGTTGGCAAAATAAATCCCAGCAACAGATTCTGTCATCGCGATATCATAGTTTGTCCAGTTCGCGCCGTTGATAATCTCAAACGTTACGCCGTTCCAGACCAGTCCACCCTTATTCAGGAGAACACAGTATATCGTTAAGCCAGACGCTGTTACCGTTTTTAGTTCGTTTGCCATGATTTATTCCTTAGTGTAACTCTGGGTGGTGATCCCAAAGCTTGTCTAACTTTTCCTTATCGCTTGGCTCTAACGTACCCTCGTCCACCTTTTTGGTGTACTTGGGGTCTCCAGAGCACCATAGTCCGTCACCGACCCTGTACCATCCATTTGTGATCTCGTAGACATTCAAGATGTCACCGTTTAACGCAACATACGCAATTGGGTAACTTGTGCCGATACCCCTGCGAACATTTAATCCATTAACGATTACCATAACCTTAAATAACATGTTACTGTCAACCTCCTCCCACTCAACAAGCAGTGGGTAAATATCAACGGCGTTATAAACAAATCCACCTGGGACTTGTGGGGCTGGTTTGTCCCAGCGATATTCCGCATGTAAATGAGGCCCAGTCGAATAGCCACAATATGGATCATCTGTATTTCCGCCAGACAGCCCAATTAACTGCTTGCCAACAACCGTATCCCCAACCTCGACAAGACGCTTTGATAGGTGTCCGTATATCGTGACACCGTGATTATGTCTGATGCGAATGTGCCTGCCGTATCCGCCAGTTTGTTCTCTCGAAACCTCGACAACGCCATCCGCCATAGCGTAAATATTCTTACCTATCTTGTAGTGAAAGCCAAAGTCAACACCGTTGTGACCCTTAGATGTTGGATACCACGCTGGGTTCTCGCCAAAGTATTGCGTGATATATGATGTGCTCTTGTCGCACGGATACCATAGTTTTGTGAGCGGTTCAGACTGATCGGGTATATCTTCTCCAGTAATAAACTTGACATACTCTCTTTCTGTTCCCATGAATTTATTTATGTCGAGACCACCGCTATATCCAGGCAATCTGCCAGAGTCTGTGTACTGCCAGATCGAGCAGGTATCCCATCCCTGCGGAATGTATTTTGGCAACCTGCTCTCAGAACCATAGTACGCGCACCACAGCTTTCTTGTTGTGTAGTACGCGCCACCCATAATCAAAGACCAGTAATATTTGCTGGTATAAACACCAACCTCATAACCGAGACCAGTCTCGCTCTCCTGGATAAATTCGTGTATCATTTGCTTTTGGAGAGGTGGAGCGCCACTTTCGTTTTCAACATCTGCCCAAATTCCAAGAGGAAACCCATCCGCCATGCTTTTTGTGTTTATTTGGACTGGCATCATCACAGCAATGTCAAGTATTTTATCGAAGTCGATCTCGTATGGCGCGCCAACCCTATGAATAAGCTCAACTAATGTTTTCGCCTGGTTTTTGATGGGTTGGTATGCCGTGATATATAGATATGTACCAACAGGAATCCCTCGCTTTGTGATCTCGCGGTAATGGGTTTCGAAGTGCTCTTCTTTTCCATAGGGCGCGTCATAAATAGAGCCATAGGAACAGCGAATAATTGCACCGCTAATGTTGTTGCAAAGGGTGTCATAGTCAATTTTTCGAGGTTCTTCATATTTACTGATATCTATAATCGGTTTCATTTACCACAACTCCAGTCCTTTGTATTTTTCCGCAACAGCGCCAAGAATGGTTGGATATTGTGGGGGCTGAGGCTTTATTTCAGACCGAATGGCATGAAGGTCTCCAGCCCCATATCCGTGCATGGTGTCATCTTCCCAGGTAACTTGCTTAACATTCTTGAAGTCGTGATTGAAGAGCGGTTCTTCCAGAAAGGCATAGATATTTTCCATCATTCGCTTCGGGTTTTGCGTAAACCTATCATAGTCTACAAAAAACATCGAATCCCTCCAGCCCCTTTGTAAGGCGTCCTTGATTCTGTTATAGGCAATTCCAACTGGCTGGTCGTATCTTGCCCAAGTATCACATCTTTGCTCTACGGTTTGGAAGCCAGCATAATTTTGCGCCTCTACCATTGGCTGTCTTGACGGACTGTTTTTTCTGAAAAGTTTCTCAAAAGACGCCAAGACATCTCTTAAGTCTCTGACTGGAACTAACACCTTGACTTGGTAATCTGTAATGGACTTCAAAAGCTCAAGGTGAGCCAGCCACCCTCTTGATTTATCAAAAATGACTGGCTCATTTCTATCTGCATAGTATCCATTCAAAACCGAAGTAAGTACAGAGACTTTGCGCCTTTCCGAAAGCTCCTGATTCATTGCCCTCATTTCGACAATTCTATCCCATTGATTTCTTATAAGCATCAATGAGTCGAGCAATCCGCTTGTCTGAGAGGCGTAAAATTCAGGATTTTGTGCGAGTACATTACATAACAGGGTGCTCCCTGCTCTTGGCAAGCCTGATATGCAATATAGCTTCATTTCACAATCTTTTCTGCCTCAGCGAGCATGTCTTGGGCAAGCTTTTCATCTTCTTTGATATCTCGCTCAAAGGTAAGACCCTGCTTGAAAAAGACGCGCAATTTACCCATGTCTGGAACATAGACAATCCTACCGATTTCCAGTTCGTCAACCGTAATTGACCTTTCTTCCTGCTTTACAAACTTTTTTTCTTTTGCTAATTTAACCTTCATTGTTTACTCCTTAGTAAATTAATTTATTAACCCTTGACATGAACAAGGTTGACCCTTGCAACCCATCGAATTGTTTTTCCTGCTTCGCCAGTAACGGTGATAACAAGCGCATCGTCTACATCATCTGCGGTGACATTACAATCCCAATCCGCATCATCTTCGGCGATAACGGTTTTCGCCACAGCCCCAACCAGAGCAGTTGTGCCAGCATTATTGTCAATAACACCCAAGAAGTGATAGCCAGCAGACTCGTTGTCCGCATCTTCTCTCCTTGCCGCGACCAGAATATCAAAAGCCCAAGTCGTGCCAGTTGGTATCAGTAGGTCTTCCTCGTACATGTCTCCCCCGACCCACAGTTGAGACGGTGTGGCATCCTCGGTTTCCCTAACTGCCACAACAAATGATGTTTGAGCGTCACCCTTATTCGCAAAGGAAAATGCGGCTGACGTTAAAGCAAGCTGTCCAAGAATATCTGTCCTTGATGGGCCGATTGTGACACTCTGGGCTGCATTAAGTACACCGCCACCAGCAAGCGCGACATTCGACCCCCCTCCAAGTAGGCTGCCACTGGGAGCGCCCACAAATACCGTGGAATTTCCACCGTTCATATAGGCATTTTGCCCACCAACGATAGCGGAGTTGTTGGAATTGACAATAGAATTAGCTAAACCAGAAACAAAAGAACCATTCGAGTCATTAACTGTGTTGTTTTTGCCACAAATGATTGACGAATAAGACGATTCGTCGCCAATGCTATTATCAACCCCACCGAGAATAGCATCAGCACTGCCATAAATGTAATTATAATCCCCACCGAGAATCGCCGAGCAAGATGAGCTATCGCCATATACCTCATTGTTTCGTCCGCCAACAATGACAGCATATTGATTGTTGTTTATCTTGTTTCTTTGCCCTCCGCCAATGAAACCGCCTTGTCCTGAGACGGCAATATAATTCTGATTTCCAGCCCCAATCGCAGAGGAATCGGCATAACACTTATTTGATAACCCAGAGCCAATGAAAGCAAATTGCGCGCCAGATATAAGGTTTTCCATACCAGAGGATATCGCGCTCATTGTCCCGTAATTGTGGTTATAGTATCCACCAGATATAACGCTTTTCCCCGTATAAGGCTCAGAACATATGTTAAGCAGACCGCCGCCGATGAAACTGTCCATGCCAACCACTGTGTTTCCGTAACCGCCCCCAATTACTGAATTTTCACCGCTTACTGTGTTATAGCGCCCACCGCCAATTACACTGTAATCGCCAGAGGCGACTTGTGCATCATTGGCTCTTGTGTATTGCAAATCAACCGCGCCAAGCCCCCTATCGTCTCCACCACCGAGTAAAGACCAGCCATCGCCGACCTGAACCCAGTCACTATCATCACCAGGTTGCCACGAAGAGCCTCCAGCACCATCCGCGGTCAGCACATCTCCAGCGGTTGCGCCGTTGGAATCAACCTCTGATGCCATCACCTCAAATATTTCATTAGTAACACCCATTTCTTTGGGTGCTAATCTTTTTTGTATTTTCATGGTAACTCCTAAGCAAACTTAGCAATGACTTCAAGAGAGCCAGGGTTGCCAACCTGTCCGCTTTCTGCAGCAACCACTCGCAACCTCTGAACATCGCCGTCGATGTGAATTGGGCCGAAAGTAAAACTCTCTGCCGTAGCACCAGTGGCTGAATATTGAATATGTTCCCTCTGGAATTGACTTAACGAATCCGCCCCTACAGCGACATCATCGGCATCATAAAGCGTAATGGTAAACCAGTTTGCGCCTGCGGTGTCTTCGGCATGAGGGGAAGATTGAATCTGTAAAGTTACCTCACCGCCAGCAAGACCGCGCAAATAGCTGCAATAAAGCGTCACAGTTTTCATTCCAGAGCAATACATCTCGATTGGCGATCCATCAAAAGCGCCAGCAGCGGGCAAAGCGCCATTACTTCTGGCTGTCTGCCACGGTTTCACGCCAACCACGTCTAAATTTGAAAGCAAATAATTTGTCATAATTCTCTCCTATACTAACTCACAACTCCATAAATACCCAGCGTTGCTGCAACTGGGTTGTCAAATATTGGATTCCCTGTCAACTCAAGGTCGATGTCATCTGCTTGCCACTGTAGCTTAATCCACCAACCCTGTTCTTCAAGCCTCACCTCCTAAAAGAACATCGCGATAATTTCAAGACCACCAGGGTCGCCGACCTGTCCGCTCTCTGCCGCTGGGATACGCATACGCTGAATGCCACCAGCCAAAAGAATCGGCCCATAAATCACGCTTTCATCTCCAGCAGCAGTTGATGTATACTTGATGTCTTCGGCTTGAAATTCGCTTGTTGAATCTGAGCCAGCAACAACCGCGTCTGGGTCATACAGGGAGTTTCTGAACCAGTTGAATCCAGCAGTGTCGCTCGCATAGGGAGAGAACTCTGGACGAATAGTAAACGCACCACCAGCAGCCCCCCTTGTATATGTCATAAACAGAATAACATAGTCGAAACCCATGCACTCCAATTCTGTTGGTGACGGATCAAACGCGCCAGCAGCAGGAAGGGCAACATACAACCTTGCAACCTGCAGTGGAACAGCGCCAATAATGCCTTGATTTCCGTGCGGGAAAGTTCCAGCCATAAAAAACCTCCTGATGATTTTTGTCAATACAAACATTATACAATATTATCATTTTGTGTCAAGCAATACAGTTTCGTTTTGGCTATTGTAAAACGAAAAGTAGTATGCTATAATGTAAACTGTTGACCATAAAAGGAGGTTTTATGCACTTGGACGATTTCGACAGAAGAACGCTGGAGCAGAGGGGAGACGCCCAGAAAATAATCAGAAACCTTTACGGTAAAAATCTTTCATTAAACAACGCGAGAAAATACTGGTCTGGGATCAGAATGCACGTGAATTTCAAGAAGTCCATTTCGGAAAGCAAGGATATTGAAGAATTGGATGAGGTGATTGTCAAGGGCGATGGCACGCGCACAACGGTCAGAATGTTGAGGCTGTCTGAGGCGGACAGGATGAACCCGTCTCACGTTATGGCATTATGTGGGTTTGATCCACTTCAATGGGAGTTGATCACCTGCAAAATGCGAAGAAGTTATTATGATGTTACACTCAAGAATAAGCACGAAGATGGCGTTACTTCTGCAGACAAAAACACCAATCACACGTTTATGGTGACACTAACCGTCAAGCCCATCCAGCATCTTGTGACGACAGATGACATCATTGACGCCTTCAATTATTTAGAACCGCCGAAACTTGAAAAGATATCCCACAAGGGCGGAGAGTGTTTGCTTGAACTGCCAATTGTTGACCTTCATCTTGGGCTGTTGACATGGAAGCACGAAACTGGCGAGGATTATGACTTAAAAATCGCCGAGAGGTTATACAAAGACACCATCAATGACATTTTGTCACGAGTCAAATCTTACGGACTCAGCGTTGACAAAGTTTTGTTTATTATAGGGCAGGATTTCTTTAATTCAGATACGGTTACAAATACAACCACAAAGGGAACAATACTTGATAGCGACTCTCGATGGGCAAAGATGTATACAAAGGGAGTGGAGTTGCTCGTCTGGGCGGTAGAGTCCCTTAGAAGGATTGCACCAGTACACATTATGCACATCCCAGGAAACCACGACAAGATGCTGAGCTATTGCGCAACCGTTACAGTTCAATCGTTCTTCAGGGACTGCAAGGATGTATATGTTGATATTTCGCCAAAGCCAAGAATGTATTATCAGTATGGGAAGTGCCTGATCGGATACGCCCATGGCGATACAGAGGGAAAGCGCATCAAGGGCTTGATGCAAGTCGAAGCGCCACAGATGTGGGGAGAAACAATATACAGAGAGTTTCATCTTGGGCATCTGCACCATGAATATGTTGAGGAGGATAATGGAATCATATTCAGGCGTATATCCGCAATCAAGAGCACAGACGCGTGGGAAGTCGAGATGGGTTTTGTCGGAGCAATTCACAAGGCTCAGGCATTTGTTTGGGACAAAGAAAAAGGAAAAACACTAACCATAGACAGCATTCAGCATGTCAGAAAGGAAAGAGATGAATAAAGATTTTTATGAAAACGATTATGGATACGAGGAAGACGTTGACCCAGAAATGGATGAGGCGCTTGATCTGCTTGCCGAGAAGTTTGCAATTGCGGTTGTAAGATTTATAGACAGGGTGGGAGCGAAAAACATCATCGGCGGTTGGATTGATGATACAGAAATCAAGGTCGTGAGTAGCAGTGCCGTTGTCAACTGGATTATCGGTGATGAGGAGAATGGCGATGAAGTATGAGTTATTTAGTGCCGATCTGGGCGGTGTATACAAGGACAAGGATCATGTTGCCATTGTGGTAGAGTGGAGTGCAGACATTGGTTTTGGCGAAATAATTATAAAACAGTATGCCAACGACGACATCGTGATGGACACCGAACTTATGGGAAAGGATTTTGTTAGGGATGTTTTGCACAAGTTTGTTGACGATGCCGTGGAGCGTGCGGAAATAGAATAAACGGAGTGCTTGATAATGAGAAGAAAATACGTTATACAAAGGTTGTACAAGCCATATTATAGAGCGTGGTGTAGGATGGGCTTCAGGTTAGATCAATATAACAGGAGGCTTTTCGAGTGGATCGCAACACATCAGACAATGCAAACACTTGAAAATATCGACAAAATTAAGCCAAAGCAACTTGAGGTGGAGCACATCAGGGTCGCAATGGAAAGGTTTTTGGCGGACATCAAGGACTCTCCCCAGTATGGTACGAACAAGAACAGGATAGATAGAGACATAAATGAAACAAGAAACCTCTACGAAGCTTTCTTTGGAGTATATACCGCTTGAGGAACTGAGGCAGTGGGACAAAAACCCGAAGTTACATGATATAGGCGCTATTTCTCAGTCTATAAAGCGGTACGGTTTTAAAGACCCACCAAAATTTGAGCCATCGCTTAATGGCGGTGTAGGCGGAATTGTTGAGGGCAATGGCAGAATAGAAGCCCTATATATGATGAAGAGAATGGGAGAGAAGCCACCCAGTGGAATCATTCTTGAGGCTGGCGAATGGTATATCCCCGTTCTCTTCGGTGTTGACGCGAAGAAGGAAACAGAAGCAGAGGCTTACGGTATTGACCACAACAATATCACCATGATGGGCGGAACTTATACGCCTCTGGACATGGCTGGTATCTGGGATGAGAATCAATATCTCGACTTAATTAAAAGCCTTGAATTAACTCCAGTAAGTGTTGACTGGGAAAGCCTAAACCTTTTAGATGAGTTTGTCGGCAAGGACGGTGACAAAAAGATTCCAGGAGAGGAAAAAGAGGTCGTTTGTCCAAATTGTGGAGAGAAGTTTAAGATATGAACCAATTAAATTCCTTAGAGGGTGAACCGCTTGCGTGGTATCACCGTTTTATGAAATATTATCTTGCGCAGCCCTCTGGAACAAGGGGGATTCGCCAGGCTATTTACAACTTTGCCGAAGCGGAAAATGTCGAGATCACGGACAAGAATCTGCACGGTATAGAACTGAAGTGGCATAAGATTGCAAAAGACTGGGAGTGGGAAAAAAGGGCGGAAGCTTATGATTACGAAATCTACCGCCAAAGAATGGTTGATGAAATCGAGCAAACCAAAGAGATGTTTAAGCGACAGGCGAACATCGGCAAGGAGATGCAAACGCTTGCGCAAATCAAACTGAATGACGAGTTTAGGGAAATTCAAAAAACAGGAAGACCGCTTATTGACATGGCGGAGGCACGACTTTTGTTTAAGGAAGGTATAGCCATTGAAAGACAGGCAAGAGGCTTGCCAGATTATCTCTTGGCGGTTGCCAACCTATCGGATGAAGAATTAATGAGCAGATATGAGCGATTACTCGGAGAAGTTACTGAAATTACGGGAGATGAGAGCCTTAGAATTGGTGATGGAGAAACGGGGAATGACACCACCGCCATTGATCAACAGGAAGCTCCTCAACTTCCAGGAGAAGTATTGGAGTGACCCTGCTGGATTCGTTTTGGACTGCATAGATTTCCCGAATGGCGCTAAACCCTATCCACACCAACTCGATATACTCTCAATGCTAAAACCCTATACCCCAGTCAGTCCGACTGGGCCGAGATCGCTTGGGAAAACGGCTCTGTCGGCATGGTCGCTTCTGTGGTTCGCTCTAACAAGGGACGGAAGAACGGACTGGAAAATCATTACGACGGCATCTGTTTGGGATCAGATGACCATGTATTTTTGGCCTGAGGTGAGGAAATGGGCTGCACTTGTCAAATGGGACAAGATCGGCAGAGACCCTTACGTTTTCGACAAGGAATTAATGAAACTGAGTTTAGTTCCAGATAAAAGGTGGGGTGGGACTGGTTTTGCCAAAGCCGAAACGAGCACAGAAGAGAACGCCCAAACCATGGAAGGCGCTCACGCCAACCAATTGTTTTATATTTTTGATGAGGCGAAATTGATCCCAAAGGCAATCTTTGATAGCGTTGAGGGAGCGTTTGGGCAGGCTCAGGGCGAATGGTACTGGCTTGTCTCTTCTACACCGTCTGTTATAGAGGGCGGTGTGTTTTACGATATTCATGCGAAAAAGCCAGAGTTTTTTGACTGGAAAACACGAAAAGTCACGCTGCAAGAGTCCATCGAGTGTGGCGCTATCAATGAGGCGTGGATCGAGAAAATGAAGGTGAGGCACGGCGAAAAAAGCGCCTGGTATATTACCAACGTTTTGGGCGATTTCGCCACAAAGGAAAGCAATGGCTTGATTGACGGAACGAATGTAGATGAAGCCGTTGAACGCTGGTATGCTTGGGAGGCAGAGGGATTTCCTGGTGAGCTTACTTGCATATCCGTTGATGTTGCCCTTGGGCACGACAACACCGACAAGGTTTCGATTGCAAGGGTCTATGATTATGTGAAAATCAAAGACGTTACGCGCTTCACGCCAATGGGAGACGGGGAAACCATGGAAATTGTTGACCACGTAGAAACGCTTGCTGCAGACCACAAGAATGCCATGATTATTGTAGACTCCATTGGTATTGGAAAGGGAGTGCATGACAGACTACTTCAACTGGGTTATAATGTTTATGGGTTTGTCGCAAGTGCAGGAACAGACCTGCTTGACCAGTCTGGAGAACAGGAGTTTGAGAACTGGAGGGCTGCGGCTTGGTGGATAACCAGAGAAATGCTTTCTCCGATTTCTGGCATAGATGTTTGTCTTCCACCAGACACGACAGAAATACACATCAAGGGAGACCTGATTGCTCCGCTTTATCTTTCTGACAAGAAAAGAATTGCCATTGAGAGCAAGCTGCAACTCAGACGAAGAATTGGGAGAAGTACGGATGATGCCGACAGCGTTATTCAGGGGTTGGTAGGGCCGTTGCTTGTCAGAAACGAGTTCCACGATAGCACAACCTACAGGGTTGTTGACTACAGTCAGTTGATATAAGGAGAGAAATGAACATTATACAAAGAGCAAAGCACGCACTCTTCAAGAAGGACTACGAGTTAATGAATAACTTAACTAACGCCGTTCTTGAGGAAATGAGATGGGGTTCTTTTGGGAAGTCTGAAGGCATTGACACCGCCGTGTCCCAACTTAAGGAAGTAAGTGGGCCGTATTTTGACGAGTTGCTGATGTCGATTCAGACTTATCAGACATCCCCGACAATCACAAACGATATGAGAATGGGGAAGGTTGCAGAGTCTCGATATATGTACCTTTATGATCCCATGGTTCAGTATATTATTGAGCTTTGGACAGATTTCGGCTTTGGTCAAAAGCCAGACATTATTCCAAGGGACAAGAGTCTTCAGGCACTATGGCAATCTTTTTGGGATGACCCGAACAACCAGTATTTGCTTGGCGAGCGCACCATTCAGAAAACATCAAACAAGCTATTGATAGACGGAGAGTATTTCTTTGCGTTCTTTATCTCAAAGAACACTGGGAAAACAACGCTGAGGATTGTTGACACAGACGAGATTCTCGATGTTGTTAAAGCGCCTGGCGACAATATTGTTCCGCTTTACTGGCATCGGTCTGGTGTCCTGAATACCACCTCTTATCTTAGCAAGAGCGACATCACGGATGACATTTATTATCTTGACGCATATAAATGGCTGATGTGTGACACGGTTGAGCAGGTCAAAGAGCAAAAGAAATACCTGAGCATGGTTGAGACAGTAAGTTCGCACTCAAAAATCGCGTCAGAAATCAGATCAGATACAGATGTTGTTCTGATGCAGGTTGCATACAGAACACAGGGCGACAGGGGATGGCCGTTGTTGTCGGCGTCTTCTCCGTGGATCAAAACTTATTCAGACTTTCTAAGGTGGAGAGCTGCGGTTCAGGCAGCATCCGCTTCTGTTGTTGAGAAAATCAAAGCGAAGACTGGGCAGAGAGGTATTGAGGCGATTAAAAACTCATTACAATCAACACTTTCTGGGTCTGGATATGTTGACCGAAATCCTTCTCCTTCGCCTGGGAGCGTTTGGTTTGAAAACGAGGCGCTAAACAGGGAATGGATGGTGAGACCCACTGGCGCAGCAGAGGCGCAAGATGATGGCTCTGCCATTATGTCTCAGGCAGGACTTGGCGGTAAAATATTTCCACACTGGCTGGGACGCGGTGAGAGCTTCCGCCTTGCAACTGCCACCGCGATGGAAGCACCCGTCTATAGAAGCTTCCACCGTTATCAATCTTTCTGGTCAAGCGTTTGGCGAGATATGTTGAAAATCGTGGCACATGCAGACCAGTTATATAGCCCTTCACCGATAACAATCAAATCAGAGGATGCTGATGTAAACACCGACTCGATTATCAACATCGAACTGAGTGACATTACGGAGATGATGACCAGAGTTGCCGATATTTCTGAATGGGTAGACAAGGACTCCGTCATAAACACAGAATATCAGCTAATCAAGTCTGGGCTTCAGACGCTTGGTGTTCCAGACATCGACACCATATTGATGAACAGGAATAAAGGCAACATTAATGGGCAACAACCAAGAGCAACGGTTGACAAGGAAGAGCCAGATGTTTTACCAGGCGAAGAGCCGACAACAGAAATGATGGAAGATATCGGTCATTACCAGTCGAGGGTGTCCGCAATGATAGCAGCGCTCTGGAGGGGATCAATTGACGAAAACACCTTTGCTATGGGCATGATAACGCTTATCGAACAAGGTATGCGAGCAGCATGGAAAGAGGGGATGCTTGAGGCTGGTATAACGGAGGGTGAGATGTCAACGCCAGAAATTATAGCGCTTTCCGAACTAATTTCTTTCCAGTGGAGTTATATAGATGGGTTGACTTCTTATATTGTTGCTAACAGCAGGGAAAAGGGTGTCAAGCTCTACACATTACAACCCAGAATTGATATGTGGGTTAACCGTTACAACGAGGCAAGAAATCAAGCGCTCACGATGGCAAGCAATGATCCAAAGCTGGAATGGGTGCTTGGCGCAACTGGAGAGCACTGCCGAACCTGCAAGCGGTACAACGGAAAAGTCAAGCGAGCCTCTTATTGGGAGCAGATTGGTGCAAGACCCCAGTCGCCAAACCTTGAGTGCAGCGGAATAAACTGTAAGTGTGAGCTTGTCCCAACAGATAAACCGCTTTCTCGCGGATATTTGACGCCTCCGCCATAAATCGCTTGACAGATAGGGGCTTTTTTGCTATACTTTACACAGTGACGCGTGCCGATGGAATACAATAGTTGATCTTAGTGTTCACCTTCTGAGAATCGGTTCACCAGAATATATTTTGACAAATTTTAATTTTTTCCATTTGTGGCAGGCGTCTTTATAAAACAGCCTCACAACACGTTGAGGCTGTTATTTATTTGACATGAGAAATGGAGGTCGTATGAAAAAAATGCTCGTTAGCATAGCTTCCTGTCTTGTCTACATAGCAGAAATGTACATAAAATTTGTAAGGTGTTTTATCAAGAAATGCTACGGCGCGGATAAAGAGGGGGACTCTTTAAATACAGACCGAGGAAAACAGGAAAACAAATAGGCAGAAACAGTAAATATAAGATATGTTTTGCAAGCAGATAGATTGCTCTCTGGCGCTATTGTGGCGCATCTTGTTCACTACAAAAAGGATAATAATGAAAACAACAATTCTCTTACTAACACTGGCAACTTCTGTGCTATCTGGGAGCAATCCCTATAATGGTTATATAGATAGCTGGGGAAATGAAGTTCCAGGGTTAATTACAAACGACACGTGGATGACACCAATGCCGACTCACGTAAGTGGTAAAGCCGTATTTTACGGCCCATATGCAATGGACGCCACCGCAGAATACAGAAAAATAGACTACGAGAGAGAAGGATGTGTTGGCGGAATCTCTCTGATGTCGCCGTATAACATAGGCGACAAGGCGTGGGTTAAGCTTTCTGGCAAGTGGTACGGCCCTTATTGCGTTGTGGATTGTGCAAAGCGCGGTGACATGTACAGCATCGTTGTTTATAGAGAGGAAATTGTGGAAATAAACTTTGAGTTAGCCGTTGAACTTGGAATGGTTAGCCCTCACAACAATGGCGATTACAGAGTTTACAAATGGTACTTGCCAGCAGAGGTTCTGGTAAACATCAGCCCAGATAAATATTTTTCATCTGATCAAGATCGAGAACCCATTAACTATAAAGACCACTTTCTTGAAACCCTTGTTTTCGCCAAATCATTTGAGCCGAGGGTTATACTGACAAAGGACGGTTTGTGGAAAGAATACGCCACAGATAAATACTGGATAAAACGGGATTATCGCATTCAGGCATTCTCGCTGTCCTTTGGTTTCAACGCTTTGCCAGTTCACGGCATGGCAACAAAACCGATGACATTTTGGTACTAACGATAGAATCTATTGACAAATAAAAAATGCTATGATAAAATATCATTAATCCATTTAGTGGAGGTGGAAGTCCATTGGACTTCGAGGTAGATGTCCCTACCGACACCGACCTACCATGTGTAGGCACGGAACAAGACAACGCTCCATAAGGCGTTGTTGGCAAGTGTCTGAAATCCTGCAAGACGGGTCAGTAGGACACAACTGGGCTTGATTGCCCCCTTGTAACGCTTGTACTTTTAATTGGGTAGATGGTGGAAGGGCTTTGACTCGCCCTGCTCCGACGGTGTGGGTTCGATTCCCACCAAGCGTTATGGTGAGAAGCCTGTCACTGCGCTGTTTGCGAAAGTGTTAATCGTGGGATTGGTCACCCTGAAATACAGATTAACGCCCCACCAGTCAGGGGAGTGTACCCCTCAAGACCAGAGGTTGCAATAATATAGGAATGAGCGTAAAACACGACTGGAGCGCACGGGCGCACCATCAACAAGCGCCCCACTTGTATAAAAAGGGGCGATCTCATTTATATATCATTTGATATAAAATTCCCAAAAACTCATACTTGACAACCACCAAATATTAAGATATACTTGTGTTAAGTACACAGACTATATCATAGATTCTGGAGGAAGATTGAAGGTAGACGAGTTTTTATCTGAGTATGCTGGCTTAGACCTTGAGAGTGACGAATATATTGAGGCGGTGAGATGCCTCTCTGATATGTTTCTTGGAAACGGAGAAATACTTAACCCAGATGAAGATATTTCTTCCGAATACTCTGGGTTAGTGGATTGGGTCGGGGAAGGCAAGCTGTTCCTTGAGGCTTTTGGCGAATACCGCAAAATAAACTCCGAATCTGCCGAAAGATTTCTTGTTGGGGCTGGCATACAGCCATCAGAGCTTGTCGATTCACTAAAAGACCTTGAGGATTTCTTTGATCTCGATTCCATTGAACCAGACACGGATATTTATCCATACATCGAGGACTTTTTTGACGGTAACAAAGAGAAGGCAATGAGGGACTTTCTCAACATGTTTAGAAGGTAACATTGGCGAAGTTTGCCAGAAGGGAGCAAAATTAATGAGAGCATTATTTGGTGATTACGATTATGCCATCAGCCTGCCATGCAGTGAGATCAGAAAACTTAAAAAGGATGAGATTGATTTAATTGTTGATGCGGTCATTGACCACTACTACAAAAACGGTTTTCCCTATTACGAAATAAATCCAGCAAAGATAAGAAGCGAATACGCGAAGCTAAAGGCGTTCGATGTAAATGCGCTTGAGCTACCAGACAACCACCTACAACAGAACATGCTTGGGTTAAATACGGTGAACTCATTTCATCCAGAGATGTGGGAAACGAGATGCCGTAACGCAAAGACACCCATGGAGGTGTTTCTGGATAGAGATGCCTTTAGAGAGGCACTCCTGAAAAGAATTAAATACAGCGACACAAAACTTGCTCCGTTCAATATCAGAAAATCGCTAAAAGCTTTTGGCGTTCAGGCTGTATCGAACTTCAGACCGACAGTCGCAAAATGGGTTTATCAAAAATATAGCCCAGAGAACGGGTTTGTCTTCGACCCGTGTGCTGGCTGGGGTGGCAGGCTTTTCGGCGCATTTTGTTCTCATGTCGGTTCGTATATCGGAGTAGACCCCAACGCCAACGCCATTGACGGGAATCAGAACCTGTATAATGTGTTGCGTTCTGAAAAGATTAGCCTAAAAGAAAGGTATCCAGCGTGTCAACTCTATAATATGCCGTTTGAGGACATCGACATTAGAATCTTTTACGGTGCGTGTGATCTCGTGTTTACATCGCCACCATATTTCGACTTAGAGAAATACAGTGATCAAGAAAACACCCAGTCTTATGTTCGCTATAAGACATATGATGAATGGATTAACGGGTTTCTGATTCCGCTTTTCGAGAAATCCAACAACATTCTAAGAACTGGCGGTTATCTTGCGCTAAATGTCGGCAACCCGATCATTGAGGACACAGAAAGAATTGGGAGCGACATATTCGGAAAACCAGAGATGTACCACATGCGACTCAGCAAAATTCTTGGTCGCGGTGACAAAAACAATGTTAGCCACAAAACAGAACCTATATTTATATGGAGAAAGGAGTAATAAATGGTTAGTACGGAAGAGTTGCGTAGAGATATCGGGACAACAAGAGATGAGGTTAAGGCATACAATCTCATTCTCGATGGTCTTTATCTGCTCGCAAAACTACCAGAGGTCAAGATAGAAGCGTACAGATATGAGATTTCGAAGTACAGTGTTTTGCTCTCCGAGTGTCAGAATTTTTTACGAGAGCTTGAGAGTATGTTGAGAAAACGATCATTAGAAGATAAGGAGAAAAAATGAACATAAATATTAGTGTTAAGGCTACCAACAGTGGGATCAAGTGTGGATACGATATCAACAAAGAGGACGCGTGTCTTGCGGAAATGGTTTTCGTAAAACTGCTCACAGATGAGATCGACAAGATTGTTGAGGGAATGGACATGACAGCCGTATCGCTTGCCAAGCTTGTTGATGATTGCAAAAAATCAATCGACAGCAAAAACAAGAGTTAGGAGAAAAATGCGGTTTGGTTCTCTTTTTACAGGGGTTGGAGGTTTTGACCTTGGGCTTGAGCGTGCTGGAATGCAGTGCGCGTGGCAGGTCGAAATTGACGAAAACTGTAATAAGGTATTAGAGCGCCACTGGAAAGATGTAAGGAGATTTAAGGATGTCAGAGAAGTCGGAAGGAACAGCCTTGAGCCAGTTGACCTTATTTGCGGAGGATTCCCTTGCCAAGACCTTAGTGTCGCTGGAAAGCGAAATGGTCTCTCTGGCGAGCGATCTGGACTCTGGTTTGAGTTTAAGAGAATCGTTACTGAGATGCAACCCAAGTGGGTCGTTGTTGAAAATGTCCCAGGTCTGTTCACTTCCGATGGGGGAAATGACTTCAGAGTCATCCTTGAGTCGTTGGATGAACTCAGGTATGGCGTTTCGTGGCGCGTGCTTGACAGTAAATACTGGGGAGTCCCACAGCGGCGCAGAAGAGTCTTTATTGTTGGAAGTTATGGAGACCTCAGTTCAGCAAAAGTATTATTTGAGTCCGAAGGCGTGTCAGGGAATATTACGAAGAGCAAAGAGGGCAGGAAAAGAACTGCCACAGCAACTCAAGGAGATACTGATATCAACTGCCAATCAGTAGGGGCTTTGGATAGTGAGTGCGGAGGGGCAAAGCTGACCCTGCAATCCCTGATGAGCGGACACTTTGTCCCAGCTTACTGGGATGGCGGACAAACATCAGACACACTGGACGTGTCGATGTTGGGAAAAGGTCAGATGATGCCAGAAAAGCGCAGAATGCCAGCAGTGATTGATACGAATCCACATAAATCTGCAGGGATGCGCATTCAGGTCAATGCTGAAACAAGTGTTACGCTTCAAGGGGAAGGTGGCGGAATGGCTGCGAAAACAGGTTTATATTATTACCCACAGATTGGCGTGAGGCGGTTGACGCCAGTAGAGTGCTGTCGTCTGCAGGGTTTCCCAGATGACTGGAACGACAATGTTTCCGAGACACAGCGTTACAGACAAATGGGAAACGCCGTCACCGTGAACGTGATTGAGTGGATTGGTAAAAGAATTTCTAAAATAGAAGAAAGGAAGGATTAGGATGTTGTATTTTGATATTGAAACAGAGGCAAATATTGATGTTGTGGAGTTTATGGACGAACCAACAGCGCCAGGGAACTACAAAGACCCAGACAAGATTGCGGCGTACATCGAGGAAAAGAAACAGGAGCAAATCAATGGGATGGCGCTTGACGCCGACTTTGGGAAAATCGTTGCTATCGCGTGGAAAGAGAATCACGACGCGATTGATTCGAGACTCGTCACTGGAGACTATACCGAAAAGGAATTGTTGCAACAATTCTGGTCGGTGTACGGCAAAAACCGTGGGATAAGTTGTGGGTACAATATTATCGGATTTGATCTGCCCTATATTATGAGGAGATCGTTCGATCTTCAAGTTACCCCAACGATTATCCCGAATCTCGCAAAATATCGCACCTCTCCGACTCTCGATCTAATGATGGTTCTGTACAACTGGTCTGGCTTTAAGGGTTTGAAATTTGTTGCCAAACGGTACGGGATTCCGAACCCAATGCCAGAGATGGACGGGTCAAAGGTGAAGGATATGGATTCAGAAACACTTCGGGCTTATGTTGAAAACGATGTCGATCTGGTTTACCAACTATATCTTCGCATGAGTGGCGTTTATTTTTAGGGGAAACGATGATCATTTATATTGCTGGTTCAATTAGCGGAATGAGCGGAGAAGAGGTTTTGTCTTACTTCAATATGACAAAAAGCACGCTCATTGGTATGGGTTTTGAGGTTCTCAGCCCAATGACTGGAAAGGGTTACTTTAGAAATGAAATCAAATTCAAAGCTGAGGGCTATACTCATAAACCAATGTCAACCAATCATGCCATTGTCGAAAGAGACAGATGGATGGTTTCTAAGTGCGATATTCTTTACTGCAATCTCACGATGGCTAAAATCGTTTCTATCGGCTCGATGATGGAGTTAGCTTGGGCGCATCACATGGGCAAGCACACTGTATTATCAATGCAACCAGACAATATTCACAGGCATGCTTTTGTTCTTGAGGCAGCAGATATTGTTTTTGAGACTCATGAAGAGGCTATGGAATATATTGCGCACTTTGGAAAGGAAATATGATGAGCGATAGATTGGCGGTAAGCCAGGACAAGAAAATGGCAACCCCGAATAATTGTTGCGTTCGATTTGATGAGGCTATTAAAGGTGGCATTGTCATTGTTGTCTGGAGCAAGGGCTATTACATAGCAGAGTCTGAGAGAAAAAACTATTGGGATACCGCACTTTGGAGAATATTTTGTTGCCCGTTTTGTGGACAAACCTTACCAGGAGGCGAGGAATGATGAAAATTCTAAGAGTTATTGTGGGTGAATTGCCGCAATCCTGCTGTGAGTGTCCACTGATGGGCAAGGACGAAGATTTGGGCTATTGTATTGCGGGGGAAGAGTTAGAGCCTGAATATCCGTACCGCCGTCCAGATTGGTGTCCGCTTGTTGTTGAAACCCCATTAAATAGATACAAAAATGTTGCAGGTGATTATGATGTAGAAATAGGTGGCACAATCCCAAGCATAGAAAGTGAGGAGTGATGAAAGCGCTAATGACAAAAATAATGTATTTCATCGCGCATATGATTCTTGTTTTTGGAATATGGCTTGACGAAAGGGCATATGATATAACGTGTTTCGGGATACATATGACATATGATTTAGACAAAGGTAGATATAAATGGCAAAAATGATAGAAAGTGAGGAGTGATGATTCACCTTATCGTTGAAATTGTTGAAAAGGAAGCTGATGAAGGCAATTTTGAGATGAATATTGAGGCATTTATTAAGGGCGATGGAACATCCACGGACTACGAATTTCGCATGGCTAAAACCTTTATGAAGCAGGTCGAAAAGACTATGACAAAAGTGAAAGAAGCTGCAGAAAAGACAAACGGACTGGAAATGACAAAATTTTCATTGGGAGGAAAATCTCTTAAACCGGAAAGTGAGGAGTGATGACAGAATGGATTTCAGTAGAAGATAGATTGCCAGAAGTGGTTGAAATCAATGGCTGTTGTAATTTTGTTCTTGTAAGATACAGAGATAGGTTTTCGCCTGAGTGTGGCTCTGAATATCAAACAAGCAACACAATTTATGTAAACGCACATCCAGAAAAGTTTACCCACTGGATGCCCATACCCGAACCACCCACCGATTAGAAGGGAGCAGGGATGAACGTATCGGACATCATCAAACAACTATATAAACCGCAAGAGAACGCTCTGAAAGTCATATCGCTTGGATGGGGCGTGCAATCCTTCACGCTTGCGGCGATGGTTGCGCTTGGTGAATTGCCCCCTGTAGACTTTGTTATCCACGCTGACACGACACACGAATCAAGTTGGACTTATGCCTTCGCTGAAAAGGCCACGCCCTGGTTAGAAGCGCACGGCGTGAAGGTGGTAACAGTTCAGCCAGCGGAAACTAAAAACAGGGCATTTGATGATTACGGTGGCGTGTTCATTCCAGCCTACACATTTAGCTCAAAGGGTAATGCGCAACTCAATCGTCAATGCACAGGCGATTGGAAGATTGCACCAATGCGAAGATATTTTCAAAAGGTGAGGAATGGCAGACCGATTGAAATGTGGCTCGGCATAACAACGGATGAAATACAGCGTGCCAAGACTTCGGATGTTAAATATATTCAGAACAGGTTTCCGCTTATCGAAAAGAATATGAGTCGATTTGATTGCGTGGCGTGGCTGACGGCACATAATCTTGAAGTGCCGAAACGCTCGTCTTGCACGTTTTGTCCGTATCACAACACCGAAAACTGGAAGCTGATAATGTCAAGTGAGCCAGATCGCAAAGAAGCAATAGAACACGACAGGGCGATAAGAAAAGTGCGTCCACCATTTGATTTGTTCATCCATCCAGCACGCGTTCCCATTGACGAAATTGATTTTAGAACTGCCGAAGAAAAAGGGCAGTTGTCGCTATGGGATAACGAGTGCGATGGAATATGTGGAGTGTGAATCTGACCCCGATTAGAAGGGAGAGGTAATGACTATTGTTAAGAAAATCATTGTTACTTACATTCCAGACAAATGCGTTCTATGTGATTTCTGCGTTCACGGAACACATCAGGATATAGACTTGGGTTGTGAGTGGGTGTGTGTGGCTGGACAGCTCAATCGGCAGGGCAAGGAGTGCCTAACGGAAGAGGAAGTCCTTAGCAAGAGACCAGATTGGTGTCCGCTTGTTGTTGAAACCCCATTAAATAAATACAAAAATGTTGCAGGTGATTATGATATAGAAATAGGCGGCACAATCCCAAGCATAGAAAGTGAGGAGTGATGAGTAGACTATATGAAGATATTGAACGAGGCTGCCTCGAAAACGGAGAACCGATTGAGGCAAAGTGGGGCACAGGATTCTGGTCAAAACAGCCAGAGCCAGAGCCAGAAATCTATCAAAGGGCGTGTCCCATTTGTGGATGTGAAAACAGTCTCTTCTATGGCTTTCACCTTGACAATGATGAACACGTTTATTGTAAAAAGTGTGGAATTGACAAGATTGGCTATCCAGAAAGCGAGGAGTGATGAAAGCCATAAGATTGCGATGTGGCTTTTGTGGAAAGTTTATTTCTGAGCCAGCAGATAGTTATATTCCTTTCGGTGGGTATTTCGATGCTGAACCACCCGACCCTGTATTTGTGTGCGCTAAGTGCGTTAAATTACAAAAGGCGGAAATAAGAGCCAAACAAAGAATTTGGAATCACTGGCGACCCGCTAATTATGAATGGGAATTAGCAAAAGAAATGGGATTTGTAAGAGTTGATGGTCGGTGGGTAAAGGAAAGTGAGGAGTGATGAATAAAGAGTATACACTGGCTTTGATAGGACTTGGGCTTCAGCTTATTGTTGCTGTTCTATTTGATGGCGCTCTTTATTGGGTATTTGCCCTTTCCATCTTTTGGATCGGCTTTTTGATTTCTCTGCGCTTTGATAAAGAGCGACGCTTGGATAAAGAAAGTGAGGAGTGATGAAGCTCATTTTGTTTAGTATTTTCGTTATACTTGTCTATATAGCGATGGGGGATGTCCCGACCAAATTTATGATGGTTCTCTTGTGGCTTGCGTGTTTTGTTGACATAATTGATGGCTATGTTACGCGCTTCGGAAAAATTACAGTAAGATATGAAATCAAGACAAAGGACAATGATAAGGATTGAGACAAAAGGAGAATAAGATGAAGATCGTTGGTGTTGTTGTTGACGAGTTGCCTGAGAATTGTGGAGTTTGTCCATTTTGCAACGGTTTGGGTCACTTTAGTTATCCAGACAGACCAGAGTGGTACGAGATTGACTGTTCTATTGGTGAGATATTTTCGCCGTCAGTTAAAACAATTCTTGTGCGCCCAGACTGGTGTCCGCTAATTTTGAGGGCTGATAAATTGAGCGATATTTTGATTAGTGAATTGAGCGAAAAGGGAGAAGAATAAATGATCCTGACAATTTCCGTTCCTGGAAAAGATTACAGAGCCATAGAGAAATGGGTTAAAAATGGTCGCGTCACCATGACAGAGATTATTGGCAGGGAGTACGAGATTTACGACGGCGATCTAACCATAAAAGCAAGGGTTATGGACGACCAGCCATCCATCCTGTACACCCTTTACCACGAGGACAAGGTAACGCAAAAAAACATCAAGTCGCTGATGTGTTATTTCCAGGAGGTTGGCGCAACGGTTGTTTTTGACATTGATACTTCATACGAATAGGAATGGCTAAGCAAAATGAATAAAAGCTGGAATCAAGAAGAATATCTTGATCATGGAAGAGTTGCAGAAAATAAGTTTGCCAGACATGCCCAGGATTTTGGATGGGATGTGTCCTTCTCAGACAGTGAACAGGATATGAATGAACACTGGGATGTTAAAATAGAAAGAGGCGACCAGAGGTACAGGATAGACGTTAAGGCAATGAAAAAACTCAACAGAAGCGACAGATCGGCTCAGGATAATTTTGCCTGGATTGAGTTGCACGGCGTTGGGGCGAGGAATTATGGATGGCTGTACAGTGGAAAGGCGGATTATGTCGCCTTTGAGACAAAAACTGGTTTTGTGATTCCGAAGAGAAGAGAGCTTGTTGAGTATATCTACAAGACGGTCAACTTTAACAAGGTTGTTTCCATACCAGAGGCTGCGCTTTACTGTGTTTACGGGAGAAAGGGCAGGGAAGACAAATTAACGCTTGTCGCGATGGACGACCTTAGAAAACTGGAACAATTGAGTCTGCGGTGACAAGACAATTGTCGTTGTTTGAAGCTAAAGAGCACGTATATAAAGATGGTAGCCCAAAAGAACTGTTTTACATTAGGGCAATTGACTATGGGACTGCTATGGGTTTATTCGTAAAAAACCACTATTTGCACAAAAAATGCCCATGTACGTATGCTTTTGGTTTATTCTGCAGGGAGCGTAATGAAATTGTGGGCGCGATTTCTTATGGACAACCAGCCAATAGATCATTGTGTTCTGGCATTTG